GGATTAGGACATGGATATGAATTGCTTAAAAGAGCTGAAGATGAGGTTCCTAGAATGCATCAGGCTCAGGATCACAACTATGACCCTCTCGCGAGAGCTGCATGATTACCTATCAGACAATGGATTATGCAGATATTCCAGCGGTAATCTCTCTTGGTTCTCTGATGCACCAAGAGTCTAGATACTCTCAATGGCCATATGACGAAGATTACTGTTCGGATATAGCTGATAGAGTTATTAATGAACCAGACAACTTCTATAGCAATATAGCTAAAGAAAATAATGAGATACTCGGCATGATGTTTGGGATGAGGACTCGTCCTCCATTTTGCAAAGCTGATATAGCTACAGACTTATTGCTATATGTACACCCAGAAAAGCGCAATGGTTCTATGGCAGTACGCTTAATTAAAGGGTATGAGCGTTGGGCTAGATACCAAAATCTTTCAGGGATTCAGATTGGAGTAACAACCAATATCAATCCCGAAAGAACAGCTAAATTTTATAACAGACTGGGATACTCCTATTCCGGTTACTTAATGACAAAGGATTAAATTATGTGTTTTGGATCAAGTTCCCCAGCCCCAACTCCACCTCCACCCCCACCACCTAAGCGTACTGATCCTGAGGTTAAAGAGGCCTCAGCTCGAGAAAAGAAACGTCTGTCTGCCCGCAAAGGTCGGTCAAGTACTATGCTAACCGGTGGGTTAGGTATAACCGATGATGCTCCAGTAGCTAAGAAGACTCTGCTTGGGTCATAAAAGATGAGTGTTTCCAAATACATAATTCAGCGATTTGGTGATCTCTCAGGAGCTAGAGGAACTTGGGAAAGTCACTGGCAAGAAGCAGCTGAATTGACTTTCCCTAATCACCCTACCTTTACAGGTGAGGAATCTTCAGGTTCGAAGAAAGGATTAAAAGTCTATGATTCTACAGCGATTCACGCTGCTGAGATTTTAGCCGCTGGGCTACATGGAACACTCACTAACCCTGCTTCAGAGTGGTTCACGTTGCGCTTTGAAGATGAGAAACTAAATGATTCACGTGAGTCTTCTCTTTGGCTTAAAGGCGCTGAGAAGATTATGCGTAACGAGATACAGAATTCAAAATCTGCTTTCTCAACTCACATCCATGAAATGTATCTAGAGTTTGCCTCTTTTGGTACTGGAATCCTATTTACTGGCGAACAGAGTGATAAAGATGGGGTCTTATTTAAGTCAATCCCTCTCTCAGAGGCGTATATTGCGGAGAACAAAGATGGCAAAATTGATACCCTGTACCGTACCATTAATATGTCCGTTCGTCAAATCATTCAAAAATTTGGTGAGAATGCTTCTGACAAAACTAAAAAGCTTTTTTCTGAAGGTAAAGTCGATCAGCTAATCCAGGTACTTCATGCTGTCGAGCCAAGAACAAAACCATTTAAGAAAAATGAAACTCTTCCTTTCGTTTCAGTCTATGTAGAAAAACCTACTAAACATGTTCTTAGTGAAGGAGGTTTTAGCCAATTCCCTTATTCAGTGCCTAGATTCTATAAGGCATCTGGTGAAGTATACGGTAGAGGACCAGCAATCACTGCCCTACCAGATATTAAGATGCTGAATGAAATGATGAAGACCACGATTAAGGCAGCTCAGAAAATCGTTGATCCTCCTCTTCAAGCTCCAGATGATGGGTTCCTTGGTCCTATCCGCACAGTACCAGGTGGAATAAACTATTTCCGCCGAGGTAATACTGACCGTATTGAGCCTTTAATGACTAACGCGAACATTCCTATCTCACTTGAGATGATGGAAGAATTGCGCAACCGTATTCGAGCTATCTTCTTTATTGACCAACTTCAGTTAGCACGTGGTCCTGAAATGACAGCCACTGAAGTTATGCAACGCACTGAAGAGAGAATGAGACTTATGGGTCCTATTCTTGGACGTATGCAAGAAGAAGCTCTTGATACAGTGATTAGTAGAGTATTCGAGGTTCTTGAAGTTCAAGGTAAGTTCCCTGAAGCTCCAGAGTCTGTTAAGCAAGCAGATTATAGTGTTGAATATGTAAGCCCAATTGCACGAGCTCAGAAGCAGCTTGAAGCTAATAGCTTACAGCGGGTTATGGAAATTATGACTCCATTTGTTTCAATGACTCCTGAATTAATTCATCGCTTTGATGCTGATGAGATTCTTAAGGGAATATCTGAAATGTTTGGTCTTCGACCATCATTCCTTAAGTCTAATGAAGCGGTTGAAGAATCCCGTCAAGTTGCTAATGAACAACAGCAACAAACCCAAAATGTCGAGATGTTACGGACAGGCTCTGAAGCTGGTGTAAATCTCGCAAGAATTCAGGAGATGCGTAGTGGATCATAAAGTTGCGGATCAATTGAAGATGGATTTGAACTTAACGTTCAATTCCGAACATGGACGTAGAGTCTTAAATGCTCTTATGGAATTCGGTCATTTGCTTGAGCCCCCTGCGATTAGCAAAGACCCCATTGAGATGGCATTTAAGTCTGGACGTCGTGATGTCCTTATGTTTATTCTATATCATATGGACGTAAAAGCTGAGAATTTCCCAGCTATAATATTAAACTCGCTCATCAACGAAAACACGGCACATTAGGAGTAGATTATGGAAACACCAGAATGGATGCAATCATTACCAGAAGAGATGCAAAGCAATGAATCTCTAACTAAATTCTCAGACATTGAATCATTAGCTGGTTCATATGTTAATGCTGAGAAAATGATTGGCAAAGATACGATCACAATCCCAACAACTGAGGATGAATGGTCATCGGCTTACAATAGATTAGGCCGCCCTGAAGAGGCTAGTGGTTATGAATTAAAAACCCCTGAAGGTCTTCCTGAAGGTGTTAACCTTGATGAAACTATGATAAATGAATTTAAGTCTAAAGCTCATGAAGCTGGACTTAATCAAAGCCAAATTGAGGCTCTTAACTCATGGTATTGGGAGCATACTTCAAAGTCTTATGAGGCTTTGAATGACGGAGCCACCACAGCTCAGGAACAATCAGTAACGGATCTCAAGAAGGAATGGGGAGAACGCTATGATGTTAACCTTACAATGGCAACTCGCGCAGTAGAACAATTCGGTGGAGATGATTTTGTAAATTATCTCGAAGAAACAGGTTTAGGTAACAATCCTCAGATGGTACGCTTTATGCATAATGTCGCTAAAGCCAATTTAGAAGAGGGAAATATTGAAGGCCAAGGGAATGACAATAGTCGTTCTATGGATCCTTCGCAGATTAGAGAGCAGATCAATGATGTCATGTCACAGGCTGCTTACACGAATAACCAAGACCCTAATCATGGGGTCTTAGTTAACAAGGTGCAAAAGCTCTTTGAGCGGATGCACTCAGCATAAGGGAATAGGATAACCAAATGGCCCTTGAAACTTATAGGAGTCCGTATCAAGCGGGTAACTCTTTTGCTATTTACTTTAATAACACTTTACTGGAGAAAATATAATGAGTGTTGAGATTACTACGGCTTTTGTCGAACAGTATTCTGCCAATATCCAACTGCTATCACAGCAGAAAGGGTCCCGCTTGAGTGGATTAGTCCGCAACGAAAGCGTAACTGGCAAGAATGCATTTTTTGAGCAGATCGGAGCAGTTTCTGCTGCAATACGAACTTCTCGTCATTCTGATACACCACGCATGGATACACCACATTCACGCCGCCGTGTATCTTTGGTTGATTATGATTGGGCTGACCTAATCGATAATGAAGATAAAGTACGGATGCTGATTGATCCTACTTCATCTTATGCAGCTTCTGCAGCTTTCGCTATGGGACGCTCTAAGGATGATGCAATTATCGAGGCAGCAACTGGAGCAGCTTATACAGGCACAACTGGTGGAACTTCTACATCTCTACCTTCTAGCCAAAAAAATAGCTGTTTCTGGTACTGATGGATTGACTCTCGCTAAATTGCTAGCAGCTAAAGAGATTCTTGACAGCAACGAAGCTGATCCTGATATGCAACGTAATATTGCTGTAACGGCTAAACAGGTTACTGATCTTCTTAATACTACTGAGATTAAGAATGCAGACTATAACTCTGTTAAAGCTCTTGCACAAGGTCAAATCAATACCTTTATGGGATTCAACTTTGTACGCACTCAGCGTTTAGGTACTGATGCTAATGGCGACCGCCAAGTTATCTGTTGGGTACAAGATGGCATTCTTTTAGCGACAGGTAAGGACACAACATCTAAGATTTCTGAGATGCCTACCAAGAACTATTCAACCCAGGTCTTTTATTCTCAAACCATTGGCGCTACGCGAATGGAAGAGGAAAAGGTCGTCGAAATCGCTTGTTCTGAATAAGGAGAACTATTATGTCTAGTGTAAAAGGAACAAACATGACCAATATCACTGCAACACCTCAGGTGAATGCAGATGCTACTCAGGTTCATGGTCGTATGCGAGTATGGTATGACACTTATGAAGCTTCTTCTTTGGCTTCTGGTAGTGATATTACTATTGCTCGTCTTCCTAAGGGTGCTACTGTCTACAGTGTAGATGTGATGCACGATGCTTTAGGATCTGGTGCAACCCTTTCTGTTGGAGACTCTGGTAGTGCTACTCGCTATATTGGAGCAACGGCTGCCGCTACAACTGGCCAGCTAACTCTTTCATCAGATGGTAATATCGCTGGTTTTGGATATCAGAATAGCTCTGAGACTGATGTGTTGGTTACTACTGGTGGCGCAGCTGCTACTGGTACGATTGCATGTGCAGTAACCTATACTGTTGATTAAGTCCTCCTAAGGGATAGGGGTGGAACAATTAAAACTGTTCCACCCTGAATTTAAGGAATAAATAATGGCAAGTGAAGTTCAGATTTGTAATGTGGCTCTTTCTAAGTTAGGTGAAAGTCCAATCATCGCCTTAACGGAAGATTCTAAAGCTGGG